AGAAGGTGGACGTTAGAGGGGGGGATTTTTCGGGTTCGGATATGCGGGATCTTAACCTTGAGAATATGATTGCAACGGACGCTGTTTTCAAGGGTACTGACCTTAAAGGTGCGACATTTGACGGTGCGGATCTAAAAGGGGCAGACTTTACAGGTGCAGAGTTTGACCGTTTCACTTCTTTTAGGCGTGCAAAGATCAAGGGTGCTATATTTGACTTGAAGAGCTTGTCTCTTCTCTCTAACATAGGCCTCAAGGGGGACTTCTCTTACAAGGTGTCCTATGTGGATAAGGGGTCTGTCACGGTGCAGAGCGTAGCTGCCTTTGTGAAGGTGCTGGAAGGCAAGTTCAAAAGTCTTTTTAATCGGACAAAGATACTAGTCAAGGACGAAGAGGAAGCACTCAAGGCAGCTCTTCAAGACACCCTTATCAGAGAACATGGGAGTATGGAAGGCACTAGACGTTATAAGGGTATGTTAGGTCGAGGGGGTCGCTTAAATATCGAGAGCGTCAAGGATACCTCTTTTGACCCTAATGTTGACTTCAATTTTGGTTTCAAGAAGAGAAGTAAAGAGATTGCCCGAGAGTACCGAAGACTCATGCTTCTTGAAGTCCCCCCTTCGCTTATATCCTCTGCCTCTGTTTTCATGTTCGGGATCAAGAACGAGATCCGAGACGGGATCTTAAGAGAGTCCGCCAGATCTAAGTCTCAATCTGGGGGTTGGAAGAATTATATTCCATTTTGGCGTTGACGCTGAGCTTCTCTAACTCTTTCTGCTCAGCTCGTTCTTTCTTTTTTCTGAGGTCTTCAAAGTAGCCCCCTGTTTTACGCCACTTATACAGACACTTGGCACACATACCTGACCCGTCATGCCAGATCAGACCCCAACCCAATTTGGTCTTTGGTAGAAGTACACCACAGCTAGAGCACCTGCACTTCGCCCTTCCTTGTGTCCTTTCTCTTGTCGGAGTTTTTGTCTTTTTCATTGCTTTTCAATCTTGCTTAAATGCGGGGCGGTTAACATGAACTAGCCTTTATTAAAAGTGGGGTGTATCAATTCACTCCAGAGAATAGGTTTCTCTAGGGATACTTACTTGGAGTTGTAAGGTGCAGGTTTGATGTTCAAGTCTTCTTGGTTTGAATGGGTCTTTGAAAGAGGCCTGCCTTTAATTCGGTATCTGTCAGCGGCGGCAAACCCTTCTCCATACCCTGTCGGTGAGATCTCACCTCCGATGGTAAGTTGAGAAGAGGTTGTGTTTGCTGTTAGAGGCGATCTTGTAGCCCCGTCTATACAGTGAGTCACGACAAGTAATTGGAGTTCGTCCCCGTAGGATCTAACGTTTCCTTGAAACTCTTCATAAAAGTTCTTTACAAGCATCGCCCTACACGCCAGTGCCGACCCCTTGAGTACAGGCTTTGAACTTTCGTTAAGAGATGTCGTGAGGAAGCTGAAAGGAGAACCTGCTACATCTCCAGAACTGCCGAAGACAGCACCGCTTCCTCTAGAGACAGAGTAATAGTTATTGCTTTCAGCTAAAGGGACAGACTGACTTAGGTCTCCAGATGTCATTTGGAGAATATCACCAGACACGCCCACAGACCTTGAATAGGGTCTGCCATCAGGGTTGACGGGTACACTGTTGGACAGTGTAGAGATGTTCCCTGTAGAGGAGAAGAGGTAGCTTGATTGGTTATTGAGTATGTCTTCACACACAAAATCTGCGTCTCTGACAAGAGACCCCAGCGGAAGCCTCGAAGTCAATCCTACGAGAGATATAGGAGTGATGCCAGATCCCGCATTTGTTGGGTTATACGAAGGTTTAGAGAATGACACAGAGGTTCGCGTCCTACTTGGGAGGCCATACTCATTTTCTCTGTTACCGACAACAACGGAATCATAGAAGTTGAAGCTCATAGGAGCTTCCCGCACGCCTTCGAAGAGCTGAAGATCTCTCCCCGCGAACTGAGTATCTAGAGACATTATAGTGTTATAGTTAGCATAAGGTTCACGGATCAAAATCCCATAGTATTTGTGATCTGACCCTGCATGCGTGTAGTCGCCCGTAACTTGGGAAAGCTCATACCCCCTGCCTTGCAGGAAGTTCATGAGCTCTGTCGCTATGATGGTTGCGTCTGCGTAACCTGCAAAAGGAAAGCTAAAGCTTTCTTTGGAATTTGAGAACGAGACAGTCGCGGTCGCGTATTTATTTATGATCGCGATGTTATCAAAAAGGAAGATCGTTGCATACCCTCCCTTTTGAGGGGGTTGGGAAAATGTGGAGGTTTTCGTACTAGGGTATGCCCCTGTGTATAGGGTCGGATTCCTGAAAGGCTTGTGTTCAGTATGGTTTATGTCCGTCACTGTGGTAGGGTAAACTTCACCGCCGAGCTTGCCCGTACCTAGAGTGGTATAAAAGTCCATGCTCGCGAGAACTTGCAGGTTTCTTCTGTTGGGTAATTCAACGGTGTTTTGATCCCTGTTGCCGAGCTGTAGGTCGTCTACACTCTTTCTGCCATAAGGTAGGGTTTGATCCGAGTCATCAAGAATATTTACGCCCTTTGTAAAGAAGGGGTTTCCTTGATAAACGGTTCGTTTGTACGCGACTGCGACTTTTGATCCTTGAGGAGGGGCAAAAGGGATCACGGAGTCTATTGTGATCTTGCTGGTATCAACCGCATTTCTGAGTACCCCAGACCCATTATATTTCCTGAGAAGTACGTCTTGGTTTTTATTAATGAACCCATCTGCGAACCCGAAGACAACAGCCTCTATGACATAATCGAAGTCTTTAAAGGACTTCGTGTCATTGTAGTTAGGGCTTCTTGTGATGTCTATGGCGTGTTCTGTGAGTACATAGGTGTGTGCATCACCGTAAGAGGGGTCATTCACATCTTCATTACCACCATTCTGGTTGATGTAGAGAGTGAAGTCTGAGACATCTGTCCTCAACAAGTTCGGGCATAGACCGTTAGTGAGGGCATCAATAGGCAGAACACGCTCAGAGTTGTGACCACTAGTATTACCGTTGCCTGCAATATGGGCTATGTACGATTCCCTGTCATAGACACCATAGATGCGAGCCACTCCGTAATAAGGGGGGAGCTCCACACCTTGTAGTGAAGTGCCAAAATCACTTGTTGGAACAAGGAGGGAGTCTGTACGATTTCCTGCAATACCTCCTTCTTCTCTTTTCCGCACACCAATAGCATTCACAGTCGCCAGACTCTGTGCGTATTCGCCGTAGTTGCCTTGAGTGTCAAAGAGGACAGGTTCAACCCCTTGGTTGCCGACATTTGAGACGCCTCCGACAATGTTAAACACCTCGTCGGAGACGGTCACTTTATCCGCGAATATGTGATTTAGACCTGAGAGGAAAGAATCGCTCCCAGATGTCCGAGTATGCATCGGGATGTCTTGCCTACCGAATCTAGGCACTAGGGCTTCAGGTAATCTATACACGCCTTTTTTAACAAAGAGGCCGCCTCCATCTACAAGAGTTTGCCCGTTTGAGTAATTTGTGGGAATTTGGTCAGCTGCTTCGATGTGCTGGTGGAGAATAACCTGCTTCTTCTGGTAAGGTCTAAGGATAAGAGTCTTAGATCCCTCATCTTTAAAGACCTCACTCTCCCGATCAGATTCTTCATTGATGACCCTACCTCCGAGGTTGGTAGTCCAGCCCGTGGGGAGATTAGAAGAGGGCAACCTATTCCACAAGGAGATATGGTTCTTAGTAGGAAGGTCGATTTCACCTGAGATCAGGGGCAGAGCAGAGGCATTAGAAACATCTAAGTCACTGAGTGCGTTTCTCAAGAAGTGATCTCTGTTAGGGGGTGTGATCCCTACTTTGTGAATACTTGAAGGCACGTTCGCAGTTGCCCCTAGTGCAGGAGGGTACAAGATTGAAACGCTCAACTGAAACTCGTTCTGAGTGTAGAGTGAGTTGCTTGCTTGATCGGAGCTCGTAACTGCAATTGCGATTGAATCATCAAGCTCAGTGATCTTTTGGCTTCTGAACTCTACTCTTAAATCAAGACCATCTGCGATTTGAGCAAGTCTTACCCCTCTGTCATCTATTGGTTGTAGGATAACAGTGTTTGTTATACCTGCCGAAGGAGTCCAAAGAGTGTTCGCCACATCAAGATAGTAATCGGAGGCTGAGAAATTGTCTGACACAGAGATGACTCTAAATACACCATTAGCACTAGACCCGTCTGTAGGATCTCCATACACAAGAGCATAAAGGTTTGATTCTTCTCTGGTCACGACACTAGAGTCATATGAAGAGATGAGGCTGATGTCCTCTTGAGTCAAAGGAATTGAGTTCAATTGAAGAGCTAAGACTTCATCAAAATCTATATTCACACCACCCTGTGAAATCGACATCTCGGAATCCGAGTATGCCGTCTTCTTATAAAGCACTGTAAAGTTGTGGTTGTTGCGATCAGGGTCTGAGGTAGAGGTTGTGAAAGTTTCAGCTCCTCTAAGTCTCCCTAGTACGATAAAGGGCTTTTCAAAGTTACTCTCGAAAGTAGGATAACTCAGGTTGTTGTGTTCAGCACCTAATTGTTCGATGATGAACGGAGGTCTCTTCACTTGACCAAGCGTCCCTATCTCAGAGGGGGCGATGAACCTGATACCCTTGTCTTGAATGGTGTTACCTTTGACCCCATACCCCAGATTATCTAAAGCACCGTCTAGAGTAAGAAACAGGATAGATCCTGTTTGCACGGGTGTGGTATCGAACAAGAATGCAGAGGGGGAGAGATCTGGTCCAATTTCCCATGTGTTTTGGTTACTCACATCGAGGTTCTCTGTGCTGAGACCTGCGTTATTTGTAGCAACCGTAGGTTTTAGGTAAAGCGTCAGACCCATCTGGGGATAAGAAGCATCAGACCATGTGTCACGATACCCATTTGGGAAGTCCATCTGATGTGTTCTGTTTGAAGCTACGCTACTAAGGTAAGAGACTTCTTCAATGACAGTGCCTTTGCTAAAGGCATTGACGGAGCTTTGCTTGTATGTAGTCTTAAGTCTTCCGAATAAGAGGTCTGTCACGGAACTTTCAAGTAAAGACTGATAGTCCCACTCTCCTAATGTCGTCGCGTGTCTCATATCAAGCACATCTTCGAATTGGACTTCGTCGGCATACTTTGAGTCAGGTCGCGGATTAAACAGGGAAATAGGCGTGTCTGGTATGTGGTACTTAGCTTGAGATCCCGCGACGCCTCTCTCTTCAATAACTATCCTGTTGTTACTTGTGTCGATGGAAGAAACCTTGATCACTTCACGGTTAATGCCTTGCCCGAGAACAAAGAATCGTGAGGTGTTCGCAGGAAAAAGATCTGAATCATCTAATCCAGAACCTACAAGGTCAGAGAGTGTGACGTTACCTATTTGATCTCTAGTAATAGCGACAGTAAGGCTAGATTGAACAAGAGAAGTCGCGTCGTTAGTAGAAGTGGAAGATGGTTTACGGTTTACCGCCCCATTATGGTTAGGCCCACCTGCATTTGCGACATCCCTATAAGGTTCTTCATTGCGTCGAAACACGCAACAAAGAGGTATTGCATAGATGGTGTTCTCTGAGAGGTAAACGTCATTAACGGACGCTGACCACAACCCTGCATCTCCTGTTACGTTTGAAAAGGGCTGATTCGCGAGGCCGTCTGTAGGGCCTACCGCAGTCACTAGAGGACTTGAAATACCTTCAGGGTGTGATTTGGTGTCAACGCCACTGACGACTCTCACTTGGTATTGTGTTTGTACTCTCTTTGTCGTCTCAAAACCAACCTGTCCGTCTACCAACTCATCTTCGAGAGTGTCTTGACCATCCACATTACCGTTTTGGTATATCGTAGTGGGGGTAGGCTTATTAGTTACCGCTCCCGATCCTTCTGCGGATATGATTGTATTCCAAATTTCAAGGAATACGAAGTCCGTCCGAGCCCCTGATTCTGGAGGGGGAGGGAGTTTAATGTCGAGATCTTCAACCGTGACGAGGTTTCCGTTTACTAATGCACTGAAAGGCTTCAGCCTAAAGTAGTTCGACCATGTTTTTCTAAAGCTAAAGTCTCTGTCTGCAGAGCGAGGGTCAATAAGAACCCCGCTATGTGCTTGAGATCTAACTAAGCTTGCTTGGTTTTGAGTCGCGATCTGACCCATAAGGTTCAATTCGCTGTCTAGTGGGGGCTTTCCTGCTTGCCAGATAACATTCTTATATTGAGTATTATCTGTATTCAGGGTTCTGCTTGCGTAGCTTTTGAAATCATCCATGTCTCGTCACCTTATATTTTCAGTACATCAATGTGTATGCTAGGAGGTTGATGTCCCAATCAGAGTAATTCACGAAAGCTAACCTTACTGTATCTTTTCTTTGACCGAAAGAGAAGGTTGTGAGGTTCTCAATCTCTGAATAAGAGTTGCCGTTATCTCCAGAGATATAAACTCTAAGGAAATTATCCTTGCCTACTTTTGTCTGGTATCCGACATCCCCCGACTTGTTCAAGGAATAGCCGTCGGCGGGCGTGCCTGCTAAACTAGTGCTATCCTTGGTGTATTTACGCACACAGTCCTTGAAGTATATCTTGAAGTCGAACCTACCAAGTCCGTCTTGTGTGCTGGATGCGACATCTATTTCAAGTGTCACAAGGCATCTATTAGAGGGAGAAGAAGAATCTACTGTTAGAACAGAACCCTCAACTGTATTCTTTCTAGGTGTCCGACCTAGCACACAAGTAGAATTAGGGGTGTCCCCTTGCTTATACCCCGCTCTCAAGAAAGCATTCGAGAGAGGGTCAGGAAAGCTGTCCGCAGAGAAAATGTTTGAAAACTCTGTGCTGTCTTCGAGGTAATTGAATTGGAACGTCTCAAATTGGGGGAACGCTTGTCTCATCTTATCTTCAGCGATGCTTTTAACATTAGCTTTGATATCTGCTATAGGTAGAGAGATATCGAGTTGGGTCATCTCCCTATTGACCTCCAAGAATTCAGGGTAGTCTATAACGTACTTTCCTTTCATCTCTGTCAGCAGAGAGTTTGAGTAGGAAGGTAAGACTTGAATGAGGTCATCATCCGATCTCTTGAATATAGCAGGCATTAACCCTCTCCTTTCACGGGCTTCTTGTAATCGGAGCTTAGCTCTGAAGGTGATACATTAGACCCATGTGTGTAAGTTCTCTTATTCGTCAAAGCACTTGTAGACATCTCATACGTCTCATAGACCAGACCGTTCTCAGTTCTCCCATAATACAGAGTGGGGTTACCATATAGGTCAATACTTGTGTAATCAGGTCGTCCCATGACGTGATCTCTATCATAGTTAGACCCGTCTTGTCGAAGCACCTCTATACCCATCAAACCCCTGCGAGACCAGAGAGGGCTTCTGTCATCTGGTGGGCATGAATGCCCAAGATATGAAGTGTTAGGAGAAGGGCGTATATCTACAATAGAGACGTTGTTAGGGGTCGCATTAGCGATATCCGCTATTTCAAGAGTCAAGTCATCAATATCTGTCGAGTTGACTAGCTTCGTATTGTCATCTGGGTGTACTTCGTACTTAGGGTGTTCTGGGTGTGAGAGTATAACCTTAACGAGGATCGGAGACTCGAAGTTCTTAGCTCCATTTATGCCCACGTCTCTCGCAGACTTATTGTTTTGCCTATGTAAGTAAACCCTGTCGGAGGGGCAATTGTCTACTCTCAGGTTTTTAACAAAGCCAAGATACTCATCTGAAACCAAGTTACTGTCATAACCTATCGCAGAGTTCTCGTCCGCACCCCATGAGTTGAATGATGGAATCATGCCTAGATTTAAGTCCAAATCTAGGCAGACGAGTCCTTCTTCAGGTAAAAACTTTTCCGAGTAGGAGATACAACAGCCCGCCCCATCCAATTCCGTACTGTCTTTCAGTGAGGTCGCCCCATTTGGGTCAGCAAAACCAACATTCGAGTCCGTTTTATCACCCCTCCACTGCCGATAAGACTCCCCTACTTGGTTGTCGAACACGCCGACATCGAGCCAAGAGGTGAGGCCTGGTACTTTAACAAAGACTCTCATCACTCTCTTCTTCACTAAGTAGTAGCCTCCGTCTACTTCGTGAACCATGCCGTCTCTCTTCTGGAGAGGGTATCCCGTGTCCATGAACGAAATCATATTCCAATCGACGCCGACGAGCCTTAGCTTCACAGGTGCAAATTCAAGTTCGCCTCTTGAGTCTTGCATCACCCTCACCCACTGCTTCTTCTCAATCAAGCCGTAGTTCTGAGCCCCTCCTCCGCCCCTATACATAGTCCCTGTAGAAGTGGTCTCGTTCCAATCTTGATTCCAATAAGGGTGTTGGGGGGTAAGAGATGGGTTCTTCCCAAAGTTGACATCAAAGGCTCTCAAGTAACCCACATCAGGGTACTCGTTAGGGTCTGCAAAGTCACTCAAGAGGGCAGCCTTGTTGTAGTTAGGTTGGGCGTGTCTCAGCTTAGGGTTTAAGCTAACGCCCCCGTTGCCCCCATCATCATCTAACCAATCGGTACCTTCTCTTGTGTCAGAAGACCCCTTTCCTGCGTTAGGTAAGAAATATCCTTCGTTCGAGCTGATGAGGTTATTGCTCCCCACGGTTTGCTCTTCTAGAGTGAAAGGACTGTTGCCGTCAAAGTCTAAGTGTGGGTAAACAAGGATGCCGCGAGGGGGTGTTCCGTACTTTGACCCACTCAAGAGATTTCGCGTCATGTCAGGGAAACCGATGACTTGAGCTTCTCTCCAATCACTTTCAGCGAGGTCAGAGGACATTGAGGATCTTCTGACATGCCAGCTATTTCGCAGGTAGCCTGCACCACCATGACCCGCCGTCCTTCGGAAAAGATCATCTGCAGGATCTGAATCTCTCAACTGAGTAAAGAGTTCGGGACTTATTGTTGATTCATCTCGAACAGGAACACAGATGTACCCTTTGTTTATACCCGACCCTGCATGAGGGATGCCTGGCCCTTGGAGATTCTCAATAAGGAAGTTGTTGGCACCGAACAGGTATGAGGGATCATAGCTGTTGCTTGCGGAGGTATTGCTATACCTTGTGGTAGATAGAGGATCGTCTGGCGTCAGCAACAAGTGATAGAGGCTAGACTCCATTCGGTAAGACTCATCTAAGAACCTTTCTTGGGTGTCTTTCCTGAGTGTGAACAATGACTTAAGGGGTATTCTAGAATTGTACTCAGGTGCAGTTGCGTGGATTTGATCTTCTGTGTAGAATGGTTCATTACCTAGTCCTGAGACTGTGATGTACCCTCTTACGTCTTGTGTGAAGTTCCCATACTCAGGAAGCTCCCTGTTCCCCGTTGGAGCTACTTCTAGGAAAGAGACTCCATAATTGATGTGTCCATTGTAGTCAACACTAGGTTGAGGATGGGGGTGAGGCTTCGCCGCGTCATAGGAAAAGGAGCTAGAACTCCTTATGTAAATGACACCCCTGACATGAGACGTGTTACCGAGATCTGCTTGAGGGCTAACATTGTAAGGGGCTTGAGTTGGGTCTAGGTTAACACCAAGCCATTGACATTGACTATCATTAACAGCACCCAAGTTAGAATATAAGCCATTAGTCCCCAAATAACCTGCCCAAACATCTTGTGCGGGATTCTCTTCCCCCTCAATGATTAGTTGTAGGTCAGAGTACCCTGAACCTCCAAGAGTGAAGATTGTCTGGTTCACGGTGGTTTCATCGTAAGTAGAAGGATCAGGCCCTAACCCAGATGTGAATGGTACTGAAGGGTAACATTCGATGTAGTACTCCACATCTTTAACCATGAGGAATTTAGCGTCCGCGTGAGATCTTAAAGATGTCCTCTCGAAGTTGCTCTCGGTCGGCCTATATACGGGTCGGTCTTGTGGGTATTTAAACGTGCTAGATGTGTTTACATCGTTTCCGTTCTCATCAACTCTCTTCCAGCCAGAACACAGCTCGAGAGCGTATCCGTTAGCTATAACCCCTCCAATCGGGAGAAGTTCTAGATTCTGATACACCTTATAACCTTCTTCGTCGTACCGATACACAGAGAAGGATTGACCTGATGTCTTTGGGTTGTAGTCTTGGCTGACATCTGCTGTTGTGTTCTGCCACCAAGCAAAAACATAACCGTGGAGGAAACTCTCATCATTGCCCCCAGGGTATCCGTCGTCTCCGTATGGGCTAAATACATCGGATATGGAAGAAATAGAAGTACCCCCAAGAGTTGTCCCCGATGGAGATAATCTTGAACCATGAAGTTCAAGTAGAGAGATCTTTCTTGCTGAGTGATATAAGACCTTTGAGTCATTAGTGACCGCGTTACCTAGAACGGTCTCAACGTCGTCGATCACAACATCGACGCCTACGTTTGACCACTGTCTGTGCGGGTTATTGATCAGAATTGAAGTCCGAGTCGCAGAGCTTGATAGGGTGCAGAGTCCGTCTTTCGGGTCTATGGCTGAAAGGTCAGATATCGGCTTTACGGCATCCCCTTTTGCGTAAACCTCTGTCGATAAAGATCCCGAGTACCCCTCAACCCACACACTTTGACCTGTAGGCACAAAATCATTAAACGTGCTATCTAATGCAGTAATGTTATTCTGAGCAGTCAAAGAACTCGATAAGAGCTGGGTGTGGGGTCTGACAGTAGAGGTTTTTGAGGGTCTTGAATCGACCCATCGAATTAGATCGTTGTCGTCAGCCGTACCCGTGATTTGGATTTCATTTCTTATCTTTGAGAATTTACTTTCTTCTGGTGTGAGATCAATCGCGACGCCGTCTTCATCAGGGTGTCCTTCATAGACAAAAGGCATCGTAGGTGAGATATAGATCACACCCGAAATGAAAGAGAAATAGCTATTGTCTCTGTTTATCTTTGAAGAGTTAGCTGAGTTGTAGTTTGGGTACAAGTAGTCTGTCTTGACACTTGCATTGATCTCGGCGTTGGCTGGTCTGTCACTGAACCTAGCTTTTTCGAAACAGACATTAGGCCTAAACAGGCTCAAACCTAAAGCAGAGGCATAGGATTCTCGCCCATCTTCGATCCCATCTCCTCCAACCGTACCTTGATCAACTCTGATGTTCTCAGAAAGATCAGAGTAGTCTAAAAGATTTTGACTGTATAGCTCCTCATCTGAGGGGGGTATGCCGTCGCGTACAAGACGTTCAAAACCCGCTTCTGTTTTGAAGTGTAATAGAGCGAAAGACCCGAAGTTGTATTCAGGGTTGTCAGTCAATGCGGTGATGTTCGCATAGGTATCTGGGGCAAGATCCATGAGATTTACGACATGTCGATACCTCGCTACTTGGTAGCTGTAGTTATCTTTCCCCCCAAAGGTAACGAAGCCCCCCGCTGTTGAGAATAGTGTTCGGTACTCAGGGTTCTCTTGATCTAGGTTTGGGGTCTTTTTAACAAAAAACCTATCCCTTTCTTCTGTTTGCGTGACCATCCCGTCTGGAGAGTAGTCTTCTAACACGGGGAGGCGATAAGAGAGGAAATTCCTATTATCGACAAGGGTTTTTGTGTTGCTTGATGTGGAGTACTCGTATGGAGAGAAGAGTATGGGGACTCCAAGAGGGTATTGGTTATCCTCTACGTTAAATGCTAGAGGGTCGGTGAGCAACCTGACCTGACCGATAGTAGGGTCTGCTGTGAGATTGGGGTTCGCTCCTGTTCTATGTGAGCCTAGAACGTAGTTACCTGTGTGTAACTCATAGAGATCGTGTTGCCCTGATCTGAGGGAGGGGAAGTCAGAGCCTTCAGATGTACTGAAGATACTGCCACCAGGTAAACCGTCACTCTGCCCCACCCCTTGACCTAAGTTGATCGCACCGACAACACGACTCAAGACTTCGCTATAGTCTGTTGCGGGGGTGTTAATACCTGCAGAGACAGAGTCTGAATTAGAAGGGAAGCGAATAAGGGCTAAGACACCCCGATCTGCGGGGAACAGAGTCCCAGAGATGACGAGGCCGATATCGTTTGATTTATTGTCAAAGAGATCTTTACTGAGGTAAGGCTGATAAGCCTGAGAGCTTATTGGAGCTACCGCAGTTGAGGGCTCTCCTTCTTTGACACCAAAAGAAGACCTGCCTCTACCTGAACTCATACCTAGAGTATTACTCGTAGTGGCATTGAAGAAGTCGCTCCTTGTCTCACTACCGAAGATTGATTCTTGATAGTAGAAGGGGTAGATCAGACTGTCTTCTACATAGGAGAAAGAAGATCGAGGCACGGACTGAGAGATCTGAGGGAACAGAACATGAGTAAATTGGGTGTCCCCTAGCCCATAATAGCTCATTTGGTCATTGTCTCTATAGTTGAGGTTGATTGTATCATAAACCCCGCCTTCATTTACCCATTTGAAGTTTGTGAACGTAGCGTCGTCTTGTGCGTGTCCAAAACCAATGTGGGGCATCTCTCGATTTTCTACCCAGACCCTGTTGCGGTGCATCCAAGCTGGGGTGTCTACTATCTTCGTAGCTCCCCAATCAGGCCTCCCGTCGTGAGTCGCAGATGCACCCGATTGATTTTGAAAGGTGACGGGATCTTGTCCCATAAGGGGGGGTCTGTTCTTTCTTGCCTCTGAAGAGAGACTATCCAAGTTAGATTGTACGTTCTCCCCAATGAACCCTCCTAAGTTATTGGAAGAGTTTATGTCAGAGGCTCTGACGATAAACTCCGAACTTGAGCTACCTGAAGATACCATGCTGATATGATCTGTACCTTGAGAGGAAGCAACCGTGGTGGAATCGGTCTCTACTGTTTTCTTTGGCATTTGATTACTCCCCCAAGAGAATGAGATTGTCAGTGCGGTAAACACAAGCTACAACAAGATTAGTGTTAAGGTCAGACCTCATGTCTACAGAGACACTCTGCCCCCAGCTAGAAGTTTTTATGAATAAGACCAAGACCACCTCTCCTTTTCTGAAGAGGGTGTGAGAGTCAGAGGTTACTTTCATCAGACAAGGGGCGACGTTCTTGTAGTGCCTGCTGATGTTAGAAAGGTTCTTAGCAAAGCTCGCAGGGAAGTATGTGTCTTCAATCACTGTCCTGTATAAAGCACGATTGTAGTTGTCTTTCACAGGAGGGGTTAAGGTACTCCCTAGCTGAATATTGGTGTTAGAAGATATTGGCACCAATGCAGGTAGGTCTACGCTTCCCGTGTTAATAGTAAGGTCGTCTAAGAAGACCTCGTTGCTGTTTAAGACAAGGTACTCATTGTATCCTTGACTCTCCGCCAGAGGTGCGGAAGCCAACTGCTCAAGAGGTTCTTCAAAAGGATAAGAGAAGTCGGATCTTGAGAGAGAGGTAATGTTGTCTCCGATAGCCAAAGGCTGGAGTTCCAACTCAACAGGTACAACACCACCGCTACTTGTGCTTATATTGGCTTGTGCGAGAGGGAAATCCGACCCGCACGTCTGAGGTGCAATTCTATTGTAAAAGACGAACACACTACTATTTGAGGTGTCCGTAGCGTGGTACGGAAGGACAGGGTGGTATTGGACTTCAACTGCCCTCTGGCCACTAACCCATCCTCCAACCCAGCTCAAAATAGGTTCTGAGTGTGAGAACTTAGAGTTTGCAGAATCTAAATTTAGGACAGTAGGGCTTGCGGGGTTTGAAATATCCGTCATTACGATAGTAGAGGTATCGCCATACACCCTGTGAGGTAGCCGTGTAAATGAGCTGTTGCTGGACACAAAATTATCAGTTCTCAGCCCATAGACATACTCTAGGGTGACTTCTTTTTTGCCTTTTCTGAAGTTCACAATCGGGGATGTCACCCCATTCCCGACACTCGGATAGAGGTTCTGGGGGTTCTCAGGATCATTTAAGGGGATGACAGACCCTGTAGAGTATGAGCCTTTATGCGTGTCAGGTATTTCACTGACCAATCCTGTTAGCCCTAAATCTCCAGATGGTGTTTCTAATATTAACTCCACCAAGACAGTGTTGACACTACCACTCACCGCGAAGTCCTTACTAACAAGGGGTCTGTCAGCACCAGCAAGAGTGCCTCCATTTGATATGAGACTGTTCTCTGCAAAGGTCAAAGTGATCGTGTCAGTACCAAGCCCCAAGATGCTAGTAAATACAACGTCTTGAGCTATTGTGTTCACATAGTGTCCGTCATTGTGCCAACAGAGCCCGATATCTGTTACCTTCGTACCTGCAGGTAGGTTAATGCCGTTAACAGGGGTGTGGAGGATATCTAGAGGTTGCCAATTGATGTCTCCCTTAGAGTCGAGTTGAGATATATCAACCTCAACCACATCTCCCTCATGCCATCCCGTTTGAACAGGGTGGGAATTTGTGTAAGAAACACCTTGCGGGTTGCCTCCTGCACTAGGCAAGATCACGATGAAGACCCTCTCTACAACAGGGGCATTTGAGAACCTTCTGGAAAAGTGATTGAAGTCTCTCTTATGGTTGCCTATGTTCAAGGTGTTAGCGGAGCTTCCAAAAACATCACACATAAGAGGTGTGTGTGATATCCCCGCCGTCCCATTACCCGTATCCGCTAGATTGTGAGCTGAGGCAATCCAAGTCTTATTTGTTCCGTCTAAAAGAGAGTGGTATTGGCGTCTCAGTTCCGAAGACAAATCTAATCCTTGAGGAAACACCTTTCTCCTCAGATCCAAGACATCTTCTTCGGAGATCTCATCAGCGAACAAACCATCAGGGCGGTCTGAATCTGTAGCGGGGACATTATCTATGTAGATGTTCCCAGAGAGCGAACTTCCATCATGGTCATGTAGAACTCCCGTATTGTATCTATCGAGCGGTTGAAACCCCTCTGTGCCACTAACGGGCTTGTTTCTTCGATAGACAAAAGCAACAGGGATCGCATAGATATAGCCGTCCACCGTACCTAGATTCTCTGAATCAGATTCTGAACCCGACCCCGAATACCAAAGCCCCGTATCTTCGATGTGTTTGGAAAAAGAGAAGTTGTTAAGGGGGGCTTGGTTAGACCCCTGAGCTCGAAGGTTAAAATGTTCAAATCCAAAGATGTTTTGGGAAACAGCATAGTTAAAGATTTGGTGTACCCTCAGTCGGTATTGAACCTGAACTCTTCTGCTCGAAGACACATTTAGGGTAGGGTCTTGGATATTGTCGTCTAGATATAGGCTGCTGTGACTATCCAGATTGCCTGCGTAATAGACCTTGTTGGCGTTCGGCTTACCTTCTCCATCTGACCCGCCTGCGGGGACACCTACTACAGTTACCCCTGTGCTATTAGGCGTAATGTTAAAAGTGGGAGAGTTGCCCTGACTTCCGCCTGTTAAACTAAGGAAGAGATATTGCGTGCCTCTCGTCTCAGAAGTCACCTTGACATTACCCACTGTCAGCCCTAGTCCCTGCCCTCCATGATTGTTGATTGCATCAGAGAGGTTTCGAGCTGTCTCTGGGCTAGAGTTGCTTACTTGAAAATCCACACCCGCTGTTAAGGTAACAGTGGTGACACTGTCTGCAAAGGAGAGGGTGTCATTGTCAAGAGGGCTTGCTATTCGTAGCCTCGCCCGTGCACCCATAGAAGGAGTGACCTCTTTTCTCCATACTTCAAGGAACACGAAGTCTACAAGACTACCTGTCTCTAGAGGCTCTGAAAGAGTAACACGGTTCATGCTTGGATCTGTGGAGTTGGTTCCCTTAACGTCAACCAGCATACCATTTACGGATGCCTTGAACCTCTCAATGTTCAGAGTATTAGCGAGGAAAGAAGGGTTAGAAACCTTGTTTGGACTATCTCCTGTGAAGGGTGTTTCAAATACAATCTTGCCTGCATCCCTTGTTGCCTGAGAAGAGAGAACTCCTGATGGTGTAGTGAGCTTCTTATTCAACAAGTCTTGTGCTAAGTTGAGTTCACTGTCGAGCAGTGGCCTGTTGAATTGGTGTACTACAGAGTCCCAAGCATAGTTCTTAGGGTCTAGGTCTCTGCTGGTAGAGGAAAGAAATTTCATAATCAACCCTTCTTAGAAAGTAAGTCGCCATGTGATCGCGAGTATCGCCCCATTAGGCTTGTTGATTACAGGAAAGGTGAGGTAATTCACTAAAGTGTCGTAAGCGTTGATATTCTCGGTGATGTCCCTATCTTGAGGGAAATTATTTGGGTTGCTTACAAACCCCGTAGGTGTCTCATTCAAAGAGGAGACAAGACCCATCTCCGTCAACGCACCTACAGCCTCTGCGGATTCAAAAGTGGTGGTGAAGTCTACAATGTTTGTAGGTATTGGGTTACCGTTACCGTCTTCACTCAAAGAGCCGTCTGCTTTTCGATAGAGTACACTAGAGAAAGTCTTTTTATACAGAGGGGAATTCAACCCCCTTTGTTGGTAGTCGGGGATATCAGGGCTCTGTTGAGACCCAGATGCACCCGTACCCACGGATAACATATTAACAAAGCGGGCGTTACCCGCTCCTGCATTATTTGAAAAGAGGATCGCGGCAAGAACCCCACCGTCTAGGGTGTAGATGTTCGATTTATCTATGACAATCTCTTCATCCCCAGAGGGGGACGTGAGGGTTGCAAAGACATCGCCTCTCACTTGAATTTGTGCTTCTTTGAAGCCAAATCCTAAGTTAAATGCAGAAGTACGAGGGGGTGTTATTCTAGATTTGATCATGTTTTCCTCCACAAGTTCTGGGGTATGACATGGAGGTGATAAAATAACTAAAAAGATCCCCTCCTACTTCAACCCATTATTAAGCGTTAAGTGTGATGGTGTAGCTAATCTCAAGCGTACCATCGTCGGTCTTAGTAATGGTGTTAGAAAGCACTTTTCTCGCGAAAAGCCTCATGTTGGAGGTCGAGGTAGGAGTAGTGGTGTTTACAAACCCCTCTGCGTCCACGTTGTCTCCCGCAGTCCAAAGCCCGATCTCCGCTATTCCGTTTGTGATGTTACCTTCCGTAGTGGCGAACGTAGAGGTAAAACGGATCTTGTTATATGCAGGAAAAGACACCGAATCTACAATCCTTGCGAAGTAAGGGGCTGTGCTAGTGAGACTGAAAGAATCGTCCACCATGTTTACCTGCGTGCTCGGACTCCCAACGTCAGTGTTCTGGTCTCCGATAAGGTGGGCGTTACCCGCAGAGTCTGTTCCGACATTGTCACCCACAGCGATATAGCCGATGTTGTTAATCGTGTGTGCGGCTGAAGTGTTAGTGCTCGCTCCAGCAGGTCCGATGTAATTACCACCATTAGGGAATGCGGTATCATCGTCCATGTTTGATCCTTCAGGTCTGTTAGCTACGGCAGTCGCACCGCCGTTTGAGCCTAGACGAGGAAGAATTGAGTCCATGAGGATGTTATTCGACATTTGAACAACAGTGTTAGGGCCTTCTTCGTGCTGTAGGACATTGCCTTGGGCGTCCTTGAGGGTGACTTCTACATATCCTTGAATGTTAAACATCAGTTTCTCCTTTGATTGGTCTGAGGATAAGGGTGTATAAAAAGAGTATTAAGACCCAGAAGGATCTTGCTCCCAGATGATGAACCCGTCTTTACGGATTGTAAAGAAGTGGTTCCATGTGGTCTCGAGACCATCATTGTTAGTGAGAAGCTCTGTGTATTCGAGCGTGTCTGACGAAGAGTATGTGGTGTCCCAAGAAGCCCCGCTGTCCTCAGCTCTCGCTTCTAGGCAGACTTCAAAGTCAGGGTTGTTGTCGTACTGAGTGGTTTGCAAGTGGTATCTTGTGCCGACGGTTAAATCCCAAGACACCTGAGCGTCATTGTCCGTGTTACTCACCGTAGAATTAGGTAGGGTCGTTTCAACGTAATTTCCGCTGGGTGCGGAGTTAGATAACCCTGCGATACTTGCGTGTATGCTAGGAGCCACCCAACCTGTTGTGTCCGCAGGAGACCCGTCAGGACTAGAGAACGTGGCTTCCGATTTCGCTTCCCTAAGTCTAAATACTGCCGAATCGTCTCCTGAGACAGAGTGTGTGAACTTAAAGTGCATATACAGCCTCGCATTTGAAGAGAAGCCGAAAGGGAAGGTGTTCGGATTATCTGCGTTGAAAACAACGACATCATCCGAGCTTCGAATACGGAAAGTGTGCAAATAGTATTTCCCAGAGTCTCCTGAAGAGGGATTACCAGGCATTAGGTCGTTATATCCTTTCCCGAACAAGAAAGCAGAGGGGTCTAGGGCAGAAGACCCTGCCCTGAATGCTGCGGAGATATCAGGGGAGCTGTCCAAAAACTCGGTATAGGCGTATAAGGTATAATTTGTGTCATACTCTAAGCTACCTATTCTCAGGTTAGCATCATCATTGGCGTTACTGTAGCTAGTGTCTGCTAGAGCCGCACTTATCCTGATCTCCTTACTGTCTTCAGCCACTACAACAGGGCTAATGCTGTTTGAGTCTGGCTGTATTGCAAAGACATCGGGGTACACAAGAGTATCCATTGATCCCTTGTATATAGAGAACAGCTCGTTGTCGGCAAATGCGAAGTCATTATACTTAATTCCAAGTATGAGGGAGGGCGTAACAATCTCTCCTATAGAGGTGTTTGCTTCATCAGACAAAGATAGGGAGCTGGATACTTCAGCACGCTCCACAATTACCACCTCGTCTGTGAAGCTTAATTGGCTTTCTACATTAAGAGGCCCTATGGGTTCATTTAAAGTAATATCTACTTCATCACTAGCACTTACGACATCTTCGAGGGATACCATGCTGAGTGAGTATGATGTATCCACTTCATCACTAGCACTCACGGCATCTCCTATTTCTACGGGAGAGAGCGATGGTGTAATAGAGATTTCATCCGTGCAGGACACGGTGTCTCCTACACTCTTGTTGAGTGCGACAGATATTGAGACCTCGTCCTGAGCTTCAACTGTGCCTGTCATCAAATACCTTGAAGTGGTACTGACATCATCAAGATAGGTAGAAGCCACAGAGCCCTCAGACACAGACGCATAGTTATATTGTGTACTCACCTCGTCGGATAATGAAGTCGTGTCTGTGTAGAACAGGGACAAAGACTCTTCGGTACCATCACTGATAGAGGCATTTGAGCTCTCAACTGATATTGGAGTATAGCGGAATACCACAGTAGTCTCGTCGTCAACTGTCACGTTGTCTTCTATCGCGATATTGGAGAGCAGATAAGAAGTGTCTACCTCGTCAGATATGAAAACAGTATCTGATGTCAGTAACGAAAGAGAATCTATGACATCATCCGTAGGCAAAGGGTAGTCATCGTCAAGTGTCACAGGCTGATAGTTCGGGAGAATAGACACTGTGTCGGAGAAGCCAAGAGAGCTTTCTACATGGACGGAGGATAGGGAATACGAGGCTGAAACCTCATCGCTCAACTCTAGCAAAGAAGATAACGACACGGAAGGCGTTCTTATAGAAACCCCGTCAGTGAGAACGGGAACGTCTGTATTCAGCTCTGGTGTTTGGTAACTGAAGGTGGTTGTGACAACATCAGAAGGTGCAGGCGAACTATCCCCCACACTCGACGGAGTGAAGCTGTAGATTGTGCCTACTTCGTCTGAGATAGAAGAGTTTGAGTCTACTTTGAACGACGTGATCCTCGCAGTCACTTCATCTGAGAGACTTGCGTCGCTCTCTAAAAGAGGGGCTAAGTATTCAAGGTGGGTAGAAACTTCATCGTCTAGGAACAGGTCGTCTTCAATAAGAACATTTCCGAGATCATACGTATATTCAATCTCGTCGGATAAAGAGATCTCCTCTTCAAGGTTAGGTATCTGATATCTTAAAGCTACTCCAACCTCGTCTTCTGGGGTCGCAATTATCTCATCTACAGAAGAAGGTCTCAGGAAAAGGCTCGCACTAACGAGACTTGAGAAAGTTAATCCACTCTCATTGTCTGAGACAAGGTTGATTAAACCATGTTCTGCTACTGCATCAAATGCGAGTTCATCTTCAACCTGACGGAAATAAGGGGTGCTTCCGTCAGGGCTGGAGGGCATGAAGTTAACGTTAGAATCAAACCCTAATGTCGGGGTAGGGAAGACATCCTCTGCGTAATAGGCGACCTCTAGGATATCATGAGTAAGACCGATATTCTCAGGGTCTTTGGGGTATGCAGGAAATTCGTCTAATGTGATATCAAAAGAAACGACCTCACCTGGATTGGTTGCGAACAAGACCTCATAATAATAGGTCACACCTAGCCCGCCACCAAAAGCATCATCTAACCTGTAGGTTTCATTGGAGGTATCCCAAGATGCCCCTAACACAATCGAGGCGTCTGACCCACTTGAGAAAAAGAACAAGGAGTCTGCCCCTCCTCCATCCTCTTCCATGAATAGCTCTATGAAGTACGTCTGATTTGGTATGTGGTTGAATGAAGCATTAACCTCGGCCAAAAAGTTGTCTGCAAGATCCCCGTTCGAGTAGTTGAGATTGAAACCTCCACCAGACCCATCATCTACAAATCGGTAGGCTAGAGGTGCTCCGTTGGGGGCAGGCAGGTTTGGGTATTCTTCAACAGCAGAGAAACCATTAGAGTCAGCCCTCGGCGTGATAGTCTGGTAATACTTAACGCCGTCAAGTCCAACCCTGTAAATAGAGAAGTAGTGGCTGTCTCCTCCAAAAGTGTTAAGGAATAAATAGTTAAAGAACAGGTAGGTTGGGATCGTGTTTACCGTTGAGGTCTCTGTTTCGGTTCTAGGGCCTAAGATATATAGGGAGGGGTCTTGATGAAGCATCTCGTCTTTGTAAGACATGATGTTGAGGTCATTTAAGAACCCCGAAGACCCGTTAAGATTGTAACTCGCGACCTCGTCCTCATAAAAGGCGTACTCTCCTCGATGCCCTAGCTCCTTGACTACTCGATTAGCTATAATGTTGCGGTCTCGGTCTATCCCTAGTGGGTTTTGAATAATATCCTGCGGGCGATCTTCCAGAAGGTCGGGGAGACCTAATGTACTTTTCTTAGCGAGAAAGGCTTGCCCCTCAGCTAGCCTCTCTCCTTTAAACCAATCTTGCTCAAGATTAAGGGGCATCGAGGAGACGGCAGATATAGTTAAAGTCACGGGGCTTGTGTAACCGTCTAAGATGAGGCTAGTTTGAGTGACCTTAAAGGTGTAACTGATTGCATTCTGATCTACTACAGAATAGACGAAAGAAGGGATGAACCCTAGCTGAGTGAAGAAGATCTCGCTCTTGGTGGCGGTTAAAGTTTTTGTTGCGGGGGCGTAAACTTGATCTTGAGATAAGTTTTGATTCAGAGACCCTCTGTTCAAGGTAAACGTACTATTCAGATTTTGGTTGCGTGTGTTGAGGATGTCAGAGTTCTGAACAGAATATGTAGATGTCTTCTCTGATTGGGTCAGGGGTAATACGCCTGCAACGGAGTTTAAGACATAAGAAAGGGGTGGCGTGGTGGAAATGACTCTTTGACTGTCACCTCCCCTGCCAGACAGACTCACACTCCGCACAGGTCTTGTGGCGTTGAGGGTTATTTCAAGGTTGTTCAACTCTCGAAATAGCCTAACTTCAGAACTCGCTTTGGGGTATGTTATCTCGATGTCATCACCCCGAGCGAAGGCACCTGTGGAGCTTATCTTGTTCTTCCCCACATCCAAGAAGAAGTCCTCTAATACGACCCCGTTCACTTTGAGTATGAAATCGGAAGAAATGATAGGGACACCAGAGTGAGTCTTGAGAACTTTCTTTTGGAAGTTCGAAGGCAAGTCTAGTACGTCAGCATTGTTACCTATAGCTTCAAAAGATTCTGTGAAGTAGGAGATCTCTCGACGGGTAGTCCAAGGGTTTGAGGTAAGTCGAAACTTAACAAGTCCTTGTTTCAACACTTGAGAGTCTACTGTGACCACGGAGGCGGAGAGAGAGACTCTGTACCCATAAGGTTTCAGGGGTGGATTTACGGCATCCCCCTCATAGCCTAACAAGGAAGGGTAATACACTTTACCCTCTCTGCTATACAGGAGTGGCTCTCCGTCATTTGCAAAAACAGAATTGAAAGACCCGACTTCGCCAGCCTCGGGTGGCAGCATAGCTCCCCCCTTTAGTCTCACGTCAGTAGCGAAGGCTGATTGTGTACCTACTTCACGAATAAAGGTTAAAGTGTCCCCTGTTGAGAAATCGACTTGGTCGTTGGGTATCTCGTCTTGAGTGTCGATTGCTCTCAGTTTCTGAGAGTACACCGTCTTCTGCAAGGTGTTAGGGTCTATGTCTTCCCACACTGCACACAGGTTATCTGCGATGCTTATGTCGTGCTTCCAGAATCTTATTTGATTACCTTCGGCGTAACCGAATATCTCATCTTCAGGCACACCTACCCGAGCTCTTCTTAAGTCCTCTTGATAGAGAGAGCCTAGACCAAGACTGATTGAGTCTAGGCCGTCTATAACATCGTTTGCATTGGGTGAGATTCTATCTCGTTCCGAGATTACGGAAGATACGCCCCCTATTCTCAAGTGGGCGGGCTTCAAGACACTCAGGGTTTTTAACAAGTTGCTCTGTAGTTGGAGTGTGTTTTCAGGCAGACCGAAATATATTTCGTGGGTGTGGGAAACCCCATCTTCATCTATATGAGGTTGCACAACGCCGTCGAGAATCTCATGGTGGTGTAGGAGGTCCCCCCAGCGGTATCCTATGGGCTTGTTTGTTGCCCCATACCCTGTTGGCTTGGCGAAAGCATAGTGTCTGTGAGTTCCAACTATTCCGTCTGTGTTAGTCTCAGTCGTAGCCAAGATGGACGTATTAACATTAAGGATGTAGTCCTGTACCTCAGAGAACACGACAGCGTTTGAGGCTATTGCTTCGAGGGTCTGATCTATACTCTTCTTTGTAGCTCCTGCAAGCAAAGATTCATATGTCTGTAAGAGGATGCGTATGACATCCTCCACGTTATCCCCCTCTGGTATCGAGTCTTCGCGAGGAAAGACCGAGTAAAGAAGTCTCGTAGAGATATATTCGGCACGGAGCTGAGAGTACTCTACGTCTTCGATATTGTCTGCCGACTTTAGTATGATCTCTGCAAAGAGCCTCGCCGCTCCTTCATACAGGATTCTGTGATTAGACCCATAAGACCTAGTAATGTAGTTTGAAGCGGTTCCTGTGCTTAGAGAGTTGACGATTTGCTCTACAAGGATGTCTTTCAATAGCCTGTAAGATGCAGACTCTGAATTGACACCCCCTTTAATATCTCTGGGGTCGTAATCAAAAATCATCCTTCAGTCTCCTCGTAGGTGAAGCTGAAGTCCCCGCTTGTCAGATATGAAAAGTCGTTCAACACAATCGAACTAACATAGCCTTCTGCCGCACCTGTTCTGTAATTGAGTTCAATCGTATAGTTAGATGGGTGTTTGCCTTTCGGGAGGGAGACTAGAAGTCTCTGAGTCTGCCCCTCGATATCTTGAACCACACCATTAAGGTTCAATTTGAAGCCCTCTACCCCTACAATGCTTCCTGATGTGTAATTCCAGCTCTCTGCATTTTGACGCTGACTCTCATTGAGTAGTGGGAATTCTTCTTTGTTAAGGAAGAGTCTCGCTCCATCACCACCCGCCGTTGCGGGGATCTGCTTTAAGGGAATGTCACATGACCACACTTGATGGCTCGAAGAAACAACCTCTGAGATAACCGTAGGGGCTGTTGTTAAAACCTTCTCTCTCAAGATAAGAGTATCTGGGGAGAGGCTCACCTGAGATAAGGGGACGCTAACATGACTAACTCCCACGACAGAATCTATCTCTTTAATTAAGTCTGAGGAGTAAATCCTGCCCCCTTGCCCTTCGGCTTCAATTCTGATAATGAGATTTGATCTCACAAGAGCATCTATGTTGGCTGGGTTCGACCCCTTCTCAATATAGACAAGGGCTTTGACATCCACAGGTGCGGGAGAGATTTCTTTAACAAGAACATCTGCCCCCATGTGCTTTTCTTGCTCGATTTTAGCCTGCAGTGTGGAAAGTACAAGGTTTGTACTATAGCTGACGACAATGTTTTCAAGATGCTCGTAGTCAACCAAGACCGTTTCGGTATTTCCGATGGTTGATGAGCTGGTTCTTTGTATGTACGCAAGGTTGTTCTCATCCGTATAGATATTGTAGTCGGGAGATGAGTCGGTGAGTTGACTTGAATAGTCTTGCAGAGAGGTCTGATTATATACCCTAACCGATGTGATATCTACACCTCTATTGGAGAGAGACTCGGGGTATAGGGCGTTGAATGTAATCTCTTCTTCGGTGACATCTAAAATCTTAGACGAACCATCATTGTCAATGACAATATAGTCTTGGGCAGAGGGAGATCGCCCATTCCTTAGAGGGTCTTCACTCTTATATAGCGTGTAAGATGAGATAGCAACCCCATCTGCTTTGACTACAGAGGAGACGCTCCTGACAGGCTGTCGGTCTAAGATTACCTTGTTCGTCACATCAGTCCTATAGTCGCCGAGTATATTATCTGTGAAACGGTAAGAAGGCTGGCTCAAGGTAGTGTCTAAGGTAAGGATCTTACCTTCTGAAATAGTCGCATTAGTTAAGTCAAAGAACTCCCCCGAAGTCTGATTCCGAAGCCCAAACTTCCCTGTTCTGTCAATCATGCTATAGAGAGGGTCTTCACCTGTTGCAGTCGTAGCTTGAAAGGCGTAAGCTCCTTCAGCGTAGAGCGGAACAAACTTAGCTCCTCGCGTAGCTTGATAAGAGGGTGCGTACACATCGGTCACCTCATTCAACACCTCGCCTCTGACCCAGATGTCCACCTTGCCCCCTAGACCTTCATCTCGAACCATATAAGGATCTCCTGCTCCAATAACAGAGTAGCTCTCTACGCCAGCAGACTCTCTCGATATTCTCTCGTACCCCGCCTTTGTACCATTGTCTACGGAGGAGACATAAGATAAAGCCCTAGAGACCATTTTCCTATTAGATTCTCGGTCTTGCCCTCCAAAAGTGGGAGCTGTGTTCGTGACTCTTAACCCTAACGGAGCACCCTGCGTGATTTTACCTGATGTCAGGTTGCCACTAGAGCTTGGATCTTGAGCTTCGATGGTAACGGAGACCTCATATCTCTTAGTTAGAGGGTTATAATAGTTGCTTGCAGAGCTTGAGAGTATGCTTGCTGACCTCGCCGTTCTAAACTGAACATCGCCACTAGAAAGGATCAATCCTTGGGGGATGTCTAAATCAAAGGTGGGAGCACTTGTAGTGAAGAACACCACCTCCCCTCTTGCTTTAGAACCTTCTCTTCTTGTGACACCTAAGTTCTGAGCCAACCTTTGGAAGGCTTGGTCTATCAAGTTCTGAACTTGGGTGTCTGTGTCGAGGAAGAGAGCGTCCTTCAGTGTTTGCTTATAGCTAGAAGAGGCAACTGGAATAGACCCCCCTGAATTGAGAGGATCATCAATACCTAGTAGGCTTATGAAGTTAGTCGCTCGATAAGTGAAATCAAGGACAAATCTAGTTCGGCTGACCTCTGAGACGAGAGGGTCTACAAACAGGTCTCGTATTACAGAACCTGCTTGGACGCTGGCGTCAGGGTCCGCGTCAAATATTGAAGTTAGAAGCTCTTCTGTCAGTTCTTCATCGGATGTTACGGGCAGTCCTGTATTGGCTTCTTTAATGTCTATAGGGCTTCCAGACACTTCAACACCGAATACGGATTCGAGCTCCTGACCTTCTATGAAGCTAACCGCAGTTACTACATAATAAAGAGGGTCGCGGGTTGGGATTGTGTTGAAAGACCCTATTGGTATCGTAGGAGGTGTTGAAGACAGGTTGTTTAACCTGCCGTGCTCGAAATAGACCCTCGTCTCCAAGCTAGAGGAACTGATGGTGCTGTTGATCCTGAGCCTGCTCACGTTTTCAGGTATTTCTGTTGTTCCCAAGGTGGTAGTTTGCGTCTCGCCCTGCACACTTTGAATCTCTACAATGAGCGGGTCTGCATCTATGGTCAAGAGGTCCGAAGAGATCTCCGAAAGTTGAGTGATCCTCTCCTCGGATCTGCCATAGGAGATTGAGTCTAAGGGTATGGCGTTCACCCTGACATAACCATTAGCTCCGCCCCCAGAGGTAGTCGAGGCGTAGATGTTGTAGTATTTAACATTCGAGTCTGAGTGCAACCAAGAGAGTGTGACGCTGTCTTGTGATCTCTCTGCTTTGATATCTGTAGGAGGAGCTGGAGGGTTACCTAATGTGTCTCGCGGGAGTACCACGACAGCAGAAACTTTAACCCCGTTGCCCGCCGCGTCGGTGGCAGAGAAAACGAAGGTATTTGATCCTTGAACAAGATCTAGACCTTCGTTTGAGTTGGGGAATACCCAAGTGCCATCAGGGTTGATCGTGATATCTGCTCCCGCACCAACGGAGGTGAAAGTAAGAGACTCATACCCCACCTCAATTGAGGTATATCCTTCAATTCTCCCATAGATCTTGATCTCTTCATCGGAGACAGAGTAGGTGAGGTCTGTAGAAGAAGATACCCCGTCGGGTCTAGTTATGCTAAAGCTGTTACTCATGTTAGTTCTCCGTTAAGGGGATTCGACCCAGGTACTGCAAAGACTACGTTTACACTCACAGGTCTTCCTGCTCCGCTCCTTACTACCACATTACAGAGGATGGAAGTAGCATCGCCTCTCATTTGCTCAACTCTTACGGATTCTACCCCTAAGAGCTTCTCTTCAGGGGAGAGTTCTTGTACCTGCTTTTGCAGTCTCTGTATATCTATGATTTTGTTTAAAGCTTGAGTGACACTCTCCCGTAGAGACATCGCGGTTCCAGAGTTGACTTTGCGACCTACTAGGGTAAGTGCATTTGACCCATAAAAGCGGTGGTAAGGGTTAGACCCTATCTCTGTCAGGATCGTCTTCGCGACATTCTGATAGAGCAGGTCTGTCCTCGTTAATCTACCTAACTGCCCGTCATCGCCCCAACGTATATCATTCTCAACGCCTGTGCTGTTGCATCTTCGACAATGCTCTTTAGGTGTGGTGTATGAGATCTCTAACAGACCTTCAGGGGAGAGCTCTTTAGAGAATAGTATATCATACCCGTTGAGTCTTTTAACAAGTGACCAAGAGGGTGTCACCCTCTTCGATTTAACTACTACCTTCTGATTTGCATAGCCTAGAGAGGAGAGTGCAGAACCTGTCAGGTTAAACCCGATGCCTTTCAGACCGTCCGTGAATTTGAGGCTCTTGCCCTCAACTACTACTGAGATCTCTTCTATCTGGGATGTGATTACCTTGTGAAGAGACTCAACAGTGTAGATCCTAGAGGGTATGTGGATCTCTTTGGCCATACCTGTTGAAGTGGTCAATGTCAGTGTATTGTTGCCCCTCACTCTATATGGAGAAGACTGAGGAGTCACTGTGAATGCCTCTCTCAAGTTACCTTCTGAAGAGAGTAGAACTCCGTCTCTCCTAATCTCTAGAAGACCAGAGCCTCCAATAGGAGACTTTGGCGACACTAGTCTTCCGTTAGTCGTCCCTACTCGCTCATATCGTATATGGTGTGGGCAAGCGTGGGCTATGTGCAGATCATAGCTCATAAAAAATCCTCGATGTCACTGTTAATATTGTCTCACAGTGACATCGAGGATTATAGAAGATATACAAAAGCCAGACTCTCCCTAAAAGCTCTCTTGTATAATAGGGTCAAAAACGAAAGGTTGAGCTGGAACCTGTAGTAGAGAAGCTGGCTGGAACCTCTGATTACAAGTTTGATGGTGCTAGCTCATTTGAAGTACCGAATTTTGAGATCCCGCCCAACTTCTCATTAGGGGTCATCTACGAGCCTAGTGGTTCTGGTAAGTCTACCCTATTGAAGGAGTTTGGGTCTGAGGACACTTTCACTTGGGATATGGACAAAGCAATCGCTTCTCAAGTAGACCCTGACCTACTCATGAGGCTAGGTCTATCTTCTATCCCCTCACTATGTAGGCCATACCATGTCCTCAGCACACCCTAAGCTAGGTGAGCATCGAGAGAGATCTGACCTCTGGAAGCCCACTTCAAAGAACCGCATTCGTAGGTTAGACTACCTGACTCAAGGAGAAGATAAGAATTACAAAGGCAGGGCAACCCATGCTCACCGCTCTTGTTATTCCCATGAGTACATAGGAGACGGGAGCAGGGTACTAAAGAACCAAGAGCCTAAGAAGCCTGATTACCCCTTCTAGGGTCTCAGTGGATGTCCTCTCTTGAAGCGACTTTATCGAAGGTGAGCAAGGCTTTCTTGAAGTCTCCCGTATGGACAAGGGTCTCAGGATTACGCCCCCCTCCGCTACGGAAAACGAAGAAATCAAACCCCCCGAAGATGACTTTACCTCTTACAAGATAGATGTAGCCTGAACCGTTTTTACTCACAGCTTCTTGCATGACCTCGATCTTAACAATCGAAGGGTTCCTTGCGTGTACGTACTTCTTGAAGAACTCTGATGTGCGTGCTGTTTTGTTATGCTTTTCAAGCCTAGCGATACGGTTCTCAAGCTGGGCGATTTTCTGTGATGCGGTTAGTTGTCTCATGACCTACTCCTTTTTTAGCCAGCACCCATATAGATAAACTACAAACGGAAAAAAGCCCCCCCTCCCAATAGTAGGGAAGCGGGGCTTCTTAAAGAGCGATCTCCTTGAGGTAAACTCAGGTACAACTAGGTTTACTTCAGGGTTAACATCGGGATTGTGCAGCTTTTCAACTCGCCAGCGAGTTCAATTTCGCGACGTAGGAGGTTGCCCACACCTTTGTTTAGAGAAGCAATGGTGTGTTTCGCTTTCATAAGGTCGAGGCGAAGCACATCTGTCTCAAAAGCGAATTTTTCTTCTGATCGAGTCAGCTCATTCTGAAGGTTGCCCGCTCTCTTGACCGCCTTCACCAATGCTATATCTTTGCTCGACGAGATCTCTCGCAGAGTCAGATGCACCGAGTCAGTGAAAGCCTCTTCGAGACCGTTGGTGAATTTGAGATCCTCAAGCTCCTTTAATGTCTCAGTGAGAATGGCGTGTTGTTGAGTACGAACCAAGACTTCTTGTGCTAAAAGTTGTCTTAGCGTACTCTCAGCCTGCGAAGCTTTAGAGGTCAACCCTTTAATATAGAGGAGGTTTTCAGCCTCCACCGCCTTCGATTCCATTTGGGCTTCGTGCTTGACTGCGTCAACCACATGGTTGGTGTATGAGTTAACCGCAAGGCCTACGAAGAGGACGAATAAGAGAGTAGAAATTAGTGTTCCTCTGAATTGTAACATTTTTTAAATCCTTTTGAAGTGAAGTGAAGTTTTTTGACACTTCACTTATCGTTTTTCTAGGGGGGTCACTATTTTTTTAGCGAACTTTTACATGCACGTCCACTTCGCCTGTTGGATATCGGTAGGTTAGATAGGAAGAGGACTTAGGCACATTGGGTACCTGCGTTACTTTATATGTGTTTTTGAAGTCATATCCGCTAACAGACTCCCGCACTACTTCTGGGTTAGAGACATTGAGGGCTTGAAGCACTTTCTGATCTACATCATCTGACAGCCTGAATGCTTGAGCTTTGCTTTTTGCGATTCCTCTCAGGCTGTAACCCACCTCTATAATATAAGAGGACTTTCCCTTACGCTCCAGATTTGCGATACGGTGTTCAAGTTGAGCTATTCTTTGCGATGCTGTTAGGTGTCTCATGTCAATCTCTTTTCAACTCTAGTTTTACGACTAAGGTTGTATCCTTATGGAACGTCCTAGTCTTCACAGTCTTGTTGATTTTCTTCTTCATCTTCTTGGTGAGCGTCGCGTTCTTCTCTAGGTAGAACACTGCATCAAGAGTCCTCCACCAAGATCTACCAAAACCTAGATTGAAAGAGCTAGGTCTGATTGAAACATTCTTCGGTAATCCGTAATATTCCTCAAGCCAGACTCTTAGTTCTGAATGAAGGACTCTCTTACTGTCATATGAGCTCATACCTGTGAATAATTCTTGAGGTAGCCTCGCTGACCTGACAGTCACCTTGAACTCCAGAGGTATCCTGTCCGCAGGCATCGACTTTATAATCTTCCAACCATATAAGGTGTAACCGTAGGTATCAGACAGGTAGTCTGATACGATCTCATATCTTTTTTCTTCAAAGCCTTCTATCTCTGCTTCTACTAGCTTTTTCATTAGTCCAGAAGGCAACTTAACTCTCAGAGGTAATCCCAGCTCAGTTCGGATCTCATCTTCAGAGAGGGTCTCGATGTCAATGACATCATCAATCTCGACATCTTCGAGATCCCAATCTACTTCTATAACGTGTGGTACTTTCATAGTGACCTCTCTTTGATAAATTCGCTTGCAAAATCGTCGCACATGTCGAAGAACTTCTCTTGAGCATTGAGGTCTGGTCCTCTTCTTGTAGAGAACCATAAGTCAATGTATTCAACCATCTCTCCCATGAAGCCATCATAGTCATCATGGTTATCCTTAGCCGCCCGTAACACTTCTCGGAGGATGATAGTTATGAGACTAGAGTCCAGATACACGTACCCTCCATCCTCGTCACGATATTGAATATCCTCTAGGCCTCTAAAAGAGGCCTTAACATCTTCGAGCGTTATTTTTGGGGTTTTCTTATATGCTGGCTTTGGTAGCTTCTTTGCTCCGTAGCGATCTAGATGCCTGTTCAGGTCCGTGTGAGTCATCTCTTGAACTTCCAGCGTCACATATTTTCGTATCCTGCGAGTCAAAGTAACCCGAATATTCTTTGGTATCGTGACCTGATAGGTGGAAGGGAGAGCAAAGATCGTGACCTTTTGATATCCATTCGAGAAAGAGCCCTCTCGAAGTGCCTTGTGCTTTAACTTGAGCCTAGTGCGTATACTTCTCTCGACTATTTTAGACATTTCCTTTGCTTCATAAAATGAAAACGCATATCTTTCGAGGTTATATTTGTACGTGAGCACGTTATAGGTAGGTTCTGTGTTCATAGTCTTTCTTTCTATAAGAATAATCCATAGATCGTAAACCCCGCGAGGGTAACAGTGAAGGCTTTTGCGATCAAGAGTGTTTGTCTTTGTTCTGGTGTCATCATCTTTACTTTCCATTAGAGTTACACAGATGCTCTTTCGTAGCTTCTGTAACCCTATTATAGAAAGTAGAACGGGACACCTTTTTCAGATACCTTTTATCTTGTTCATGTATGTATCTTGACCGCCAATCGCGGATAAGGCGAAGAGTGTGGTTTCAAAGTATTCTCTAAATTTGGGGTCTTGAGACAAGAGGCCCTCAGCCTCATTTACACTTAAAGATCCCTGATAGGCATCGCTCTCTTCATTCGTGATGTAAACAAAGCAGAGTACACCTTGACTGTCTTGTTTGGTGAAAGCCCTCATCTCTGTTCTGAGGTAGAGATTTGACCCCTTCCCTGCGTAGCCCCTTCTCTTGTCTAGGAGTGTTAAGACTTTTCCTGATACTTCTTGAGGGTACTCGTATAGAACCCCTTCAATTCTCCCACAAGGAGTAGTGCCAAAAACGAGATGGTTTCTACCCTTGTGTTGCATATTCAGCTCCCTTGAAACCCCATTTATGAAAGCTCTTCTCTCATTACAGATGCTTTCTGGTTCAATTGGGTCGGACATCAAAGACCCATAAGCGAAAACTTTGAGTGTGTCTTGACGCGGGTCTCTCGGTTTTGAGACTAACTTCTTTAGGTCTTCGTTTCTGACTTCTAAGTCACCTTTTTTGTTCCGAAAGACCTTCTTCACACAAACTTTGCACTTGGCAGGCCCTCTGAATTGCTTTTCATAACCTTCGTAGACGCTATCGTCATCAATAGTAATGATAGTCATCTTCTTTTTTGAGGGCTCAAAAATAAATTGGTTGCTGGTGAACATATCTGCTCTGCGAACTACATTGAAAGGGCTACTTATGTCTTTCATTCTTTGCTGATATAATTTCTTAACAATATCCATAGGGTATCGGATTTTTGATTCTAACACCTCTAATGTTTTATCTCGCCTCCGCCTTGAAGACTCTAAGTCCTCCCCTTGTGTGTAACCTGCATCCTGATGTCTTACCCCATGATTTGACCTCACGAAATTCCGATCTACGATCTCTTCAACTTTTGCTTTGTGGTCGCTGGTCTGCTCCACAACAAAGGTATTCTTTTGGTCCGTGAGAATAGTATGGCCTCGAATACCCTTCCTGTAGTTTGTTATCTTATTTAAGGCTTCGAGGAGAGATTTGCACTCCAATGCTTCGAGGAATTTCCATGAGTCTGCAGAATACAGCGGTGCTCGCTTTTTCCCCTCTTTCTCATCGAGCTTAACCGCGAGAGCGGAGTTGGTAATACAGATGCCATACTCATTAATGCCCTCAATCCACCCTGAGACGGTATCTTGAAAGTACAAAATCTCCGTGCCATTATCTGCTATGCGGTGAATAATTTTGAAACGAGGCAGGTAATTCCTATCTCTGTTTTTGAATATGACTTTCCGATCCCCAAGATGGGTAAGGGCTATCACGCACGCATTCTTATTCATGTCAAATCTCCTTGTCTTTAGGACTTACCGCACTAAAACAAGGATATAAAACAGTTATAAGGATCTTACTTCAAGAACCCGAAGGCGTAGACACCATGCTCAAGGCTTTTAGCAAGCTGTTGATGTTTTACCCTTAAGGACTCCCACTTAGATTTAAGTGTTGGGTCGGTGTACCACATCTTTTTGTGTTGATAGATACCTGCGTCCCAAGCGTTGAGGTGCAGATCAATCTCTTTACCCTTCTCAATCACTTTTGATGTCTTAGATCTCAACTCAAAGCTCTCAACAAAAAGAACGTTAAGGTCGCTCATGATCTCTTGTGCGAGACGTGAAAGGTTAAGCGAGGGCAATACACGGGAAAAGTAAGGGTCTCCATCCTTAGCCCATTCTGATGCGTCTACGAGACCGCCCGCATGGTGATATGGGATAGGGTTATTTTTAGCATCTCGAAAAACGCTTCTAGCACTATTATGTGAGCCATAAAGATCAAGAGCTTCTTTACGAGTCAGCCAGAAGAAGTGATTGTGAATATTATAAGTCTTACCTTTGTATTCGACACCCCTCATAGAGGTCATGTTATTCTTGTTTTCAAGCAGAGTGTAGACATGGCAGTCATCAACCCACTGCTCATAGCCCTCTTTCTCAGTCTGAGGAGCTAGGTACTCGTCATTATGTGTGATCCATGTATCCTTACTTAATTTACGAGCTGAGTAGAGCGAGATTGCCCTACGCCAACCGTCTCCTTCTAAAACTGACAATCCGTTAGAAGCAGAACCACAAGAAGAAGTGAAAAACACAACTTGATTTTGCTGAGGGCAGTTAGCGTTGTTAGTTAAGTAAAGAAGTGAGTGCTCTACTAGCTTTCCTCTACCTTTCGGAGCGATAGAGAGTCCCGATCTCATCTGCGGAGCATCTCTACCTTTAAGACTCTTGACAGGAAATCGAACCCAATCAGAAGCCCTTCTATTGTCTGCGTTGTAAAGTTCTTTCTCTCTCAGGGAAACAACCTCTTCAAGATCACTCATGTCTTTCAGAGTAATAGGAAGGTCTTGAGTGACCTCTGTCTTGCCCTCGTTCCAAAGAGTAAAACTGATAGCCCAAGACCCTTTAACATCTGCAAAATGAGAGGCTTGGAACATGAAGCCCGACTGATAAGAATACTTTCTATACCAAAAGGGGCGAAACTTGGAAAAAGAACCACTCACCATATAAAGAATAGGTGAAAACACACCTACGCTCTTTTGTTTGAAGCCATACCCTGAAGCTACTTGTTCGCATTGAAATAAGAACTGAGCATAAAGCTGTTGAGAGCAAGCCCCTAACTTAGCCCCCTTCATCTCTTGGTTTACAATGGTACTCGCTACTCCCTTTCGAGATTCTGCACCATTTACCGCTGCTGCGGTAGCATAAGGGGGGTTGATAAGAAATACTAATCGCTTTCCACTCTCTGCCCCTTCTTTTAAGATCTTCTTCACTGAAAGTGGAAGCACATTGTCAGTTCCCTCAAAGAATGGACTCTCAGATTCGGGATTTAGAAAGTCATACTGAAATATTTCTGCTCCATTATTATACTCTTCTCTTTTCATTGCCTTTACATCTGGTTGCTCCGCAGTAGATAAGATCAGATTCTTAAAATCATAGTCTCTAGTCAAGTTGCCTGTACCTGCACAACAATCCCAAACGATACAGTCATCTCTCCATGTTTCACCAAGCACTTTGTCCATCTCAGAATGTGCTTCACCTACCCATAAAGTAGGTGTATAGAACGCACCTTGCCTCCTGCGTGTGTCATCTTCAATAATGCGATCTCTCATTGATAATAGATTATCAATGTCTTTTGCAGATAAACCACGCTCTCTACGCTCAAAGAATGCTCGCATAGAGGAAAGGTTTAGAGTATACTCTTTGCCTCCTAAGATGACGGTGTTCTTTTTTGAGGGGTGTTCATAAGCATAGTTGTCATCTTCCTCCGAATAGAACACACACCCGAAGAAAAGGTCTATCATCTCTACAGGCTGATAGCGATCAGAAGGGAAGATATGATCAACCCAATACTGATACATCGCACTGATGTTCTTCTCCGAAGGCTTTACCTTAACAATAGCCCCTTCTGATAGTTGCTCACAAAGTTGTTTGAGCTTCTTTCCGTCTACTTCAAAAACAGACTCAAGCTGCACATCGACGGACACTTTTAGACTAGGGTCTGGTGAACTAGGTCGTCTACCCCAATCTATGTTAGCGTCTAAGAAACTTTTGATAGAATCAAAACCCACCACAAAGCAAAACTTTTCATCTCCAATGAAAATGACGCTAGGTAGATGCTCCCCCTCTACTTCAAACCTCTTGCAGTAATAGAGAGCTTGAGCAAGAACACTTGATCGAGCTGTTTCTATAGTGAGGTCAGTGCCATACTTAGCCTCAAGTAAAACCCTTACAGGGGTCTTACTTGGTGTTTCCCAATCTAAGACTCCATCAGTAGCCCAATTTCGACCAGAGTAGGTCTTGAAGCTATTCCCGACCTCTTTTTCAAGAATGCCTCTTAGGAACGCATTTACATCTTGTTCTTTTCTCAATTGCTATACACCTTTATCTTGTGACATCCCTTGTTTAGAAGTCGGTATTATAAGATAAAGGCGTGCCACGACAAAAAAGCACATACCCAAAGCTGGAATATGTGCATGGTAGCAGTCGAAATTAAGGGTTAAAGTGCTGTCTAAAGCACCTCCTCATATTATTAGGTTCTTAGATGACCCCTTGAGCCACACTCAAAAACTCCGAAATCATCTCGTAAGTACCTAGAAATAAAGGGAAAACCAGAAAGTTTCTGGGTGAAAGAACGCCCCGACCGACATGCGGTCCGAAGGCACTCCTTATCCCCACGCCATATTTGGGTTGACGTAGACCCCTAATGAATTTGGTGGTTCGAGTCTTTGCTTCAACAGACTGAGACCACATCTGTTCTGCAGAAGACTTGAGGCTTTCATACTTTGAGCTACGGTCTATGTTAAGAGAGATGCCTCCTATACTGTAGTCAAACTCATCCACGATCCAATTCGCTTGTAGAGCCATAGCCGCAAACTGAATAGCTCCCTGAATTATTGGAGTTCTCCATGCAGGCTTACTAGATACGAGTCGGTCTAGTGTAGCGAGATCCTCTGTCTCAGGAGGTTGCATGTTCCACCAATCTAAAGCCCTCTCAAGATACTCAAGCATCTCTTCATCTTCCCACACTTGACCAAAGACACGATTGTAAGAACCTATGTTAGCTTCATGCTCTGGTGGTCGAAAATGGTAATATTTATCAGGGTTCTGGTCTCTGAGGAGCATACGCAACTTATAGATCATAGACTTCTGTGCCTCTGTGAGCTGTAGACCTAAAACAGCGTTCTCGGCGACCGCTCCGAACTCTTGCACCACGGTCTGAGGGTTACTGTTCACAAACTCTTTGAGAGTCCACCTTATACGGTATCTGCCATAAGTCGCGGTATTGGGTATGCGAACAGAGGCGTAGTATTCACCTACAGAGGGGTTCTCAGGTACACGTTGCGGGTCACCTATGAGGACATCTGCCTCTGGAGGACCTGGTTCAACGAAGTAGAGAGCATATGTGATCTCAGCCGCGTTCGCCACGTTCCCATTTGAGTTGGTGAGGAAGATGTCAAGATCACCCCTACCTAATATTTGATTTCTCTTGAAAGCTACAGCCATGCGACCCTCCTTTATCTCTTAACAAGAGGGTGAAGGTCTAAACTACGAAGTTGGAAACTCATAGTACGTCTATTTTTTTTATTAAGTAAAGGAGGATCCATACGATCAAAGTAGACAATTAAACCATCTATGTTCACACTGAATTTATTATAATCAGAAAAAATGAAACCCGATACTCCTCTTTCTTCCGATCCGAAATAAGCATAACCCTGAAATTTAGCAGCTGAAGATACGGATGGGAAATAATTTACATTGCTGAAATCTACACTCTCGAAAAAATCCTCAAAAAGAGATTCGAGAGTCTTGTGTAAATAATCCTTTTTTTCCTTTTCATCCCTCTCAAGATACTCCAAAAAGTGTCGGTGACCCAAGTTTACAAAATAGAACGAACTCACAATAATTGATATTAATGCGAAGGTATATAAAAGACCTGACGCTTCTTTACTCATTGAAGCTTTTCTAAAAGGTATCTTGCTCACAACCCACTGATAACAGATGTCTGCGATACAAAGTATCGCAATCAGAGACCCTGCTATACCTGCGGATTTAGCTAGAATAGTTAATGCAAGTAAAGCACTACCTCTTCTTCTCATGGATGCTCTTCTTGAAGACTCAAGCTCCCCACTCTTGTAAACATCAATAACATAAGCGACTTGTTTAACAGGAGAGCTACCTGCTTCTTTTTGAACCTGTTTGACCGCCTTCTTGAAGTCCGAGTTATTTCTCACCTTCATGTAGTCTTTAGCGATCTGCTTTGGGTTCTTTCTGGTGTCTTTAATGATCTTCTTGGTTTCAGGGAAGAGTCTCTTAAAAGGCTCCATCGCTTCAACGGCCTTAGCCTTAAGGCTGTCAAGCATAGCTTGTTTTTCAAGATGGGCTACCCTGTTCTCAAGGGTCGCGATTTTCTGTGATGCTGTGAGTTGTCTCATAGTAGGATTCTCCTTTTTTTATTATTTTTTGTATCTGAAAGTCACTATGTTACCTGAAGGCAACTTCTTGCGTTTTTTGAGCTTATGGAATTGTTCAACCCTAATTGAACCAGACCATCTCCAAGTAAATTTCTGAGGACTTCTCGCTATAGGGAGGTAGAAAGCCACGTCCTCAGTAAATCCGTTTTCAATCAAAGTCTCTTGAATCTCAAGAGTCAAGGGGTCGTGTATCATTGCATTCCAGACATCAGGTGTAATACTTCTCGGCTTACGGACTTGTGCGAGGATCTCAAGATCTATAGTATTTCTGACAACGGAGAAATAGACCTCTACTACCTCACCTTCAATATTGAATAGCTTTTCAAATTCTTCTTTGAAGTCAAAGTCGGGCTTTGCATCGACGATATAAGACCCTCCAAACTCTGGTTTGTAAACATCATGCGAATACTTGAGGGGTTCTTTTACCTTCGCCCCTTTGGATGTGAGGAAATTCTTAATCTTGGCATCTACGATCTCTGCCATGTCCTCAATATCATGTTTAGGAGATTTGTGTATAGTGTATCCGAAGGATACATTATACTCTGTGGCACGAGCCTGCTTCTCAAGTTGGGCGACTCTGTTCTCAAGAACAGCGATTTTCTGTGATGCTGTGAGTTGTCTCATAGTAGGCTTCTCCTTCGCTATTTTCTAACAAAGGAGGGCTGACTATAAAAGAAATATTACATTGCAAGCCACTTTCCTATAAGAGGGGGACAGAAAGGACTTTACAACATGGATATTAACATCAGTTTTACACACACCCCCGACACCCTACGAGCCGAGAAGGTGGCTTACAGGTATTCGGACAAAGAAATTGGAAGCTTAATCAGGGACACCCTAAAAGAGCTTAAGGAAAACGTGTGCCTATATAGGAAGATACGGGGCGGTAAGGTTTTGGGTCGCATGGCCTTGATCCCCCGCAAGACACTCGCAGGTAAACCTGAAGTGAAAGTGATCTTCCCTGTCACACACTTTTCTTTGGAAGAGGGCGAGAGCCAAGTTTTGTGGCAGGCAGAGATTGTCATCGACGACAGAGATTGGCTCTATCAGACAGGTGAGAACTTCGTTGTCTCTATGAAGAATCTTTACCCTAATACCAATCAAGAAAATGAATACTTCGTCTAATCTTCTAGGTCTCTTTTAAGATCTCGGATTTCAGACTTCAGCTCATTAAGCATCTGAGACGCAACACGTACTTGAGATGCTCTCTTACCCTTGAAAAACCTTTTAATTTTTCTGCCCAGAGAATAGTCGGAGGCGAGAGTCTTATAGGCTCTACTTTTGTACGCTTCAAGAGCGGCACTTAAGTCTTTGAGACCCTCCCTTTCGTCATAGGTGAAGTAATATTTCTCTGCGATGAAAGGGTGGGTCTCAAATAGTTCACTTAAATCGACAGCTATCCTCTCGATCTTAGAGTCGTTCCCCTCATTGATTGCGGACTCTTCAAGGAGAGCGTCTACCTTTTCTTCAAGATCTTTTCTCTGAGCGTCAGACCTCCAAGCTCTATGCTCTACGGGGTCAATCTTACCGTTATCCCACATGAACTTGGCTCTTTTGATGATAAAGCCTGCATGATAGAAGTTGCCTCTAGCTAATGGTGTGTTGAGTTGGGCAGAGGAGAAATCCGCCCCCGTAAAGTCTACTTCAAGGTCTTTTCCGCCAAACATATCAGCGAAGACTTCATCATAAGCACCCCGTTGGGACACAATCTTTTTAATGAAGTATTTAGGAAGCCGTGCGTTTTCAAACGTTATTTCCTCGATGGATTGGTTGTCTAGCAAAGAATCAGGGGCTAAGTCTGTGATTCTCCTCAGGTCAGCATCCTTGAAGTCCAACACAGGCCCTGATCCCTTTATGATGTCTTCATATTCTTTTTGATCGTACTTCATTTTTGGTCTTTCTTAGTAAACGTGATCCCTAACCCCTCTTCTCTTAATAAAGAGGTTATTAGGGGGTCATATTTCACTGCTAGGTTTAATGTGTTTGCTGTTCGAGAACCCTCCCAAAATGGGGTGTTCACTTCATCGTCTCAGTAAAGAAGTTGTCTTTATTCTCTTATGTGATCTGGAGGGTGCCGTCACGAAATACCCTGACCGATCAGGGAGGCAATGGCTTTTGCCAAGGTACTTATCCCTTTTAGTGGGTAATAGAGGATTTTGAGTACGAGCAACGCCCAAGAACCCGTCAAGTTAGATAGAAATCCTTTACCGAGGAGATTCCTATCTACCTTTGATATGAGGTCTTTCACCACGTCTGCAAGATAAGCAGAGCAAGTCCCTATTAAAATTAATCCTAGACACAGTCCTAGTCCAATAATGAATTCTTCAGGTGTCGCCATACCCAATGCTAGGGTAACAGATGCCTGCTTGCTTGGCCCTAGATACTTAACACCATACTTGGACTCGAGAACTTCAAGATTGTCTCTGTCCATAAGCATACCTGAGAGGGTCTTTATCTTTTGTTCATGAGACTTCCCTCGAAGACTCTTGTCAAGTTGCCTGTACATCTTTGTCCTTGAAACCTTGCTTTGCTTACGCATAAGCTCTTGAGGCTTAAGGCCGAGGTCTTCTAAAGCACGGCTTGCTTCTTTGAGGGGCTTCAGTCTAGAGAACAAAGATCTTATCTTATTGAACATAGCTTGCTTTTCAAGCTGGGCAACCTTGTTTTCAAGAATCGCGATTTTCTGTGATGCTGTTAGTTGTCTCATAGTTTTTATACACTCCCACTTTAGTCAAGTGAGATAAGGTATAAAAGGAGTATAAAACGATTAATTTCTTAGCATCAACTAGCCTCTGCTAAAGCTTCATTAATTTCTGGAGGTGCAGAGTCTTCGTCTACGTCATGCTTTCTTATTAGGTAGTTGAACATACTTGCGTTATCGCGGACATAGTCTAGTATTTCATCTCTGACGTAATTACCAGCGTTCAAAACGCCTGATATCGCGGACTTAATAGTATTCCAAACCCAGAAGAAGCCTAACTTAGCTTTCTGCCAACCCGTCGCCCGCCCCATTACGTCAGAGAAAGTTCTTGACTTCTGTATTACCTTTTTGGCCACAAAGACAAGGCAACCAAGTACGACGAAGGCGACTGCAAACCATGTCCCAAATGAGCCTCCTATGAGCCCCTTCAAGAATCCAGACACCATAGGGAGGCTTTTAGCTGAGATACTAATCAGCCAATTGTAAGCGACAGAAGACCAATTTGCCACTGTCGATATCACAGTCCAACTGTTTTTAATTAAGTAAGCCCACCAAGCCCACTTAGCTGGTTTAGCGAGAACCTCTCCTCTAGGGAGAAGGTCGATTAACCACTCTACAGCAGGCCCTCCTGTGATATAGCTTGCGAGACGCAATGCTTTCGAAGTAAATCCAGAATACCTTTCAAACTCTTCTCGAATATCTTCTTTCACCTCTTCATACTCTTGCTTATCTAAATAATCTTTCCCATCAAGTGAGTGAGGCCTCCCTGTCTCAGGCGACACAGGATTCTTACCCTTGGGCTTTTGGCTCGGCTTCCCTTGAGCTTTCGGTGCGGGATCTCTTCTTGAAGAGGGTGCGGGATCTCTTCTTGAAGAGGGTGCGGGATCTCTTCTTGAAGAGGGTGCGGGATCTCTTCTTGAAGAGGGTGCGGGATCTCTCTGTCGAGGTCTTGCTT